GGCTACACTTGCGGGTGAACAAGGATTTGGGGTAGGGGCATACCCCGATACTCTTCCGAACGCATTTGCACTAATGTCTGGTACTACCGATCCATCATCTTCCAATTATGGAAACTATACCTATACGAGTGATGGATCTATCATGGTCTGGATTCCTAAATTCTATTATAGAATGGGGTCTGCTGCCGTAACAACACCTGCATTATACTCGAATTACGGCGACAATTCCGTCGAAATATCCTTCAGTTTCGCTAGCGAAACTGAAGCTAATGCGGCAGGATGGCAACTACATAGAGCATTCATTGACGGTGGCGTGGAAAAAAAAGGATTTTTTATCGATAAATACCATTGGAGCAATAATACCGGTAAGGCATCTTCACTTCAAAACGTGGCCCCTATTACATCATATTTGGGGGCAAATCCATTTAGTGGATTAGCTGGATCGCCATCTAATACTTATGGCGGTGCATTTGCTGTATCAAAAACAAGAGGTGGTACTTACTCCAACGACTTCTTTCCGTGCTCGATCTTCCAATACAAGGCACTGGCAATGCTCAGTTTGGCGCATGCTCAGGCGTGTAAGACCAATAATACCACCACGTATTGTGCATGGGCGGATATAAATGCGGTTAGTACCGCATTGAATTACCCGAGAGGCAATAATAACAATGCATTAGGCGATGCTGATAGCGGCACTACTATATCTTTTACCTCCGCAAATATCGCCGAATATACCAATGTTGCTAAAACGGGTTCAGGCAACCCCTTTAACAAGACAACGCACAACGGCCAAGCTTGCGGCGTAGCTGACGTGAATGGTAATTTATGGCACATCACGCCTGGTATTACCTCTAACGGTATTAACTACTATATTTTGAACCGCACTACCTCCATGAAATCGTTAACGGGTGGTGCTAGCGTAGATACGGATGCCTTTGGCTTCAACGGCATTAATGCCAACTATAAATCTATTGGTGCTACACTGCCTATCAGTGCATCCGGTTATTTTGGCAATGGTAGTGCACGCATTTTCTCGAATGCGACAGCTAGCGGAGATCCTACTAATTGGGCGCTGGCGTGTGCGGGTGTTCCACTAGCAGTATCTGCTGCCGGAGTACAATATACTATGGACTATTTGTACTATTCGGCGTTAGTTAACGAACTGTGCCCGATTTCGGGCGGCGCTTGGTACGACCGCACTCTTGCTGGCGTCTGGGCGTTGATTCTCACCCTCTATCGCGGCTACTCCAGCCACCAGGTGGGCGGTCGCTCTGGCCTTTATATTTAAAACTGTGCGTGCAGTGATAACGTAACGCACCTCATCCCCCCACCTCAATGCCTTAATTGGCATTTTCCACTACTTTAAAGGATAGCTCAATATGGGTCTGCATTCTGAAGCCAGCCTAAATCATAAATTTATCGAATTTGCGAAACAGATGAATCTCTATCTGAATCATTTTCCAAAGCACGAAAAATATGGTTTAAGTCAGCAAATACGTAATACTGCGTATGATCTGTACGGCCTCATTATTGAGTGCCAGGGACGGCATTATAAAAAGACATCGTTCAACAATATGAACATATGTCACGAGCGGTTGAGAATGTTTATCCATTTAGCATTTGAGTTAGGTTATTTTGGCTTTAAAGATGGTACACAACCGGTCTCGTCACCGGAATACATGGCGTATCACCGATTTAGCACGTTATCTACCTTAAACGATGAATTAGGTCGCATGATCGGTGGGTGGATTGGCTATCAATACCAGCAGTACCAGCAGCAGCAACATCAAGAGCAGCAGTACCAGCAGCAGCAACAGTACCAGCAACAACAATACGCAAATTTTAACGGGGCTATTAACCCCAACATATGACGGGAACCGCATTAATATGTGCCCGATTTCAGGCGGCAATTGGAACAACAGCGCTAATGCTGGCGTCTGGGCGTTGAATCTCAACAACAATCGCAGCAACTCCAACAACAATGTGGGCGGTCGCTCTGACCTTGGATCACTCCTCGCAGCCAGTGATGGCAGGGTGGGACAAAGGGATGCGGTTTCCGGCCCGAAAGGGCGAAATCTGTCAGACCCGCTCTTTTCAGTAGCTTACGGCGACCATAGGTAGCCTATGCCGACCATCAGAGCGGATCATTTTCTTTTTTTTACTATGAAACGACACGGCCATTTATTTGAACAAGCGTTTACACGGGAATCGTTATACCAGGCATATCTCGATGCCCGTCGGCATAAACGCAATAAACGATCCTGTCATCGGTTTGAGACCCAGTTGGCTAAGAACCTCGACGACCTCTATGAAGAATTACGCACAGGCTACTATAGACCTCGACCTTATTTTAGGTTCGATATCTATGAGCCTAAAAAAAGAACCATTTATGCCCCTGCATTTAGGGATTGCGTGGTTCAGCATGCGATTTATCGCATCATTTATCCGATCTTCGATAAGACCTTTATTCACCATTCCTATGCGTGTCGTAAAGGTAAAGGGACACATCGGGCAGCCGATTATGCACAGACTGCTCTTAGAAAAACCCATCCCGATACGTATACGTTAAAACTCGATGTTCGGAAATTCTTTTACCGTATCGACCGACCGGTATTGAAGAAACTGATTGAACAAAAGATCAAAGACCGGCGTTTTGTCGGTATCATGATGCAATTTGCCGAGTATGGTGAGCATGTGGGTATTCCTATTGGCAACCTACTCAGTCAGTTATACGCTCTCATCTATCTGAATCCGATGGATCAGTTTATTAAGCGTGAATTGAAAGTCAAGTGGTACGTGCGCTATGTTGACGATTCAGTATTATTTGGACTGACGTATGAGGAAGCCCAGGCATACAAACTGAGAATAGAACAGTTTCTGAAAGAAACATTGCACCTTGAACTCAGCAAGTACAGCATCGCCCGGTCTACCAAAGGCGTCAATTTCGTAGGGTATCGTACCTGGCGTAGAAAGCGGTTTATCCGCAAGATGGCCTTGATTAAAACCCGGCGAAGTATCTTACGAAATCAGTTAGAAAGCGTGATATCGCATATCGGTCATGCCCGTAAAACGTGTTCTTTGCAACACATCCTTAATCAAACTCAGGAGCTTAATCATGCCCTCTATCGTTCGTTACCAGCCAGTCTCCGACGACTACACCACATACCACATTCGGTACGAGCCACCGGGTATGCACCCCGACTCGCACGATGCGCCTAGACCGATCGAAATCGCACGTGTTGACGGATACCATTACTATGCATTGCCGGATGGGTATGAATTGTCTGAACAACATGCCCAGATCACGATCGAACCCGTGACAGTGGATGCAGTACTGCGTGATGTATTGTGTAAGGCCAGTCCGCTGGTACAGCTGATCAATCGTCGCGTCTGTGAACGTATTGCTGAACAGTATTCTACGACCGATGAAATTAAACTGTTGCGTATGGGTCCGAGTGCCGAATACGACCAGTGGAATGCTTATGTAGAGGAATGCAGGGATTGGGGTAAAGCTGAAAAAGCACAATTGGGTCTTTGATACCCATGTCATATACCGCCCTGAGAGCCTTTACAGCTCTCAGGGCGGTATGCCGTCTTTACAAAAAAATGAGAATATATCGTAATGGAACAGCCGCTTATCAATACCATGCCAGATAGTCCTACATCCATACCAACTAAAAACCTGCCGCCATCGAATGCAGTGATAATCGCAGATTTGAGTTGGTTAAAAAGATACGAGGATGAGAAACTCAAGTTGTATCGGTATTTTTCAATACGCAGTATTGTGGAAACGATCTCGTCAGCACCGCGAGACCAACCTTAGAACGAATACATGACGGATGCACTGTATGATCGTTTTGACGGCATGCGCGATGCCGACCAATTGAGAGAGCAGGCCATACAGGTCGTTGCAAAGTTAATGTATGAAATACGGTTACGAAAATGCGAGCGAAGAGGGTGTGGAATAGGGCGCTACTATAAATTCCATCGTTGGTTAGACCGATACAGCGCCGTCATGATTCGTGAGGATCTGTGGTTATTGCATAATCTAGGACAGATAGGATAACTAGACAGCATAGCGCCCAGAGAGCTGTAGCAGCTCTCTGGGCGCTATGCCGACATCGCGTATAATGTATTTTTTTACAATCCCATATACACCACCCGCGCCATCTTGCAATGTCTATGGTTGATGGTATGAGCCTTTATCCAGTACACTTCTAACTCTTACTATGAGTCGAAGCCTGGATTATTTTTCATCTATTTTCTCCCAGGTG